TACCGGATGAGCAACAACAATCAGTAGGAGCAGCAGCCCAATAGCATAATATTACACTAGAATTATCTCTATAGTCATAAATAAGATAGAGATAATCTCCAACGGGAGGCATTGTAAATGTACCTGTAACAATTGGGGACGCAGCTCCTATAGGAGTTACATCAATAGATGATGCCAAGAGTGCGCTTATATCAAAGGCAGTATTAGCATAAAGAGTACCTGATCGTAAGTATCTTAATGTATCATCAGTCTCCCACACATAAGTGTCACTTGTAAGATATTTATTTGAAATAATTGACACTAAAGAACCATCACTAGGGAATATGCCTTCGCCTTGAAATCCTGTAAACATTTGATATTGAGACACAAGAGGATTAGATAGAGCCGAACTAAAGCTTACCTGATTAGATTCTTGAGGAGAAATATACCCGCCTTGAGAAAATCCAAAGGCATTGTGAATCAATGCATCCGAGTCTTCCTGACTTGTGACGCATACCTGAACTATTGTAAGCTCCTCTCCTACAGGACAATTAACCAACACCTGTAGTGTTACATCAGTTGTTGCAACTAAAGAAATGTCTACCGTTTCAATATGAGAGCCTGTTTTAGTTACAGTTAGAGATCCATCAACACCTGTAACTCCCGTAGAGAAAGGGAGTCCATTAAATATAGCCTGAATATCAGCAGTGCCTCCACCTATAAAGCTATAGTCTATATCGAAGTTCTCAGCTATAGGCCCAACATTAACGCAATAAGTTGCTGTCTCACCCGCTGATATGACATAAGTTTGAATAGTGCCGCATGGAATGCAGGAAGTATCGCTAGGTAGTTTCCTTGTGTTTGATGACAACACATACTCTTCAGCATAGGGGTCGTAGCCTCCTAGCTTTTGGTAGTCAAATGACACTTGAAATAAGTCTCTAAACCACGGACTCATACCTGCATCAGATATAACTGATAGATTTAGGTTTCCCGCCGCGCTTCCTCGTAGTTGTATTACTGCACCTCTCTTTGCATCGGTAAAGAATATGTTAGGCCCAAATTCAGCGAAACTCTCAGGGTTATGAGAGATTCCAAAGTCTTCTGATCTTGCTATTTGTTGACCTAAAACCTCAGGGACTGATGTCACTGCCCCACCACCTACGGCATCTGATAATAAGTTCTTCCCTGAAAGGACGTAGGACACCTTGTCCTCCTGCAAGCACAGAACATCCGTTTGAATAGCGTGAAGCTTGCTTATGTTTCCGTAAGACTGCTCAAGAGGCTTGAAGTTCAATAGCCCTAAATTAAATTCATTAAGCTTGTTGACATTGCTCTCTTGGTTATAGACTCCGCTGTATGTTATATCAGCAAATCTTCTTACTTCTTCATAATCTTTTCCTTGAGTAGATGTAGCTCTATTTCCTAGCGCGAATGTCTTGCCTTCAATTGAATCTCTAATCCTATAGCTTTCCACTCCATTACCGAATGAATAACAGTTGAAAAAACTCGTATCAATTATTGCTGCTACTCCTGCTGCTATATCCTGATTAGTTATATTTCCTTCATGATTTCCATTAGCGTCAATACCAAATGATTGGTCAGCTTCATAAAACAAATCAGGAACAGAGTCTTCAGGAATGGTTTCAAATACAAAAAGATTTAAAGCTCTCCTAACACTACATTTCGATTTTATTGTTGCGTGTCTTTTTTGATTCTGCCCACACGCTCTCGTTCCTGTCATTACTAAATGAAGCAAGCCATTAGTTCCTGCTCCTGCAAAAGTATACTCAAACTTGAATCCATACCCCGCAACCGATGGGCTAATTCCTGTTGTTCCTAATATATACTGCTCTTGCTCTGCGCCACTATTTGTCTGCCACGCTTGACTACCTGTTGTTCCTGAGACAAAGAAGGTTGGAGGATCATCATCCTCTGCTTGATCTTGAACGCCTTGATTTAATGCCGTTTGTATATCTTCTTCCTCAAACCACTCAAGTATAGTATCGTAATTCTGAGAAGAAGTCCACTGCTTATCAATTGTATAATGCCTCTTTTGACAGGATGATGTTTCAGTTCTCCCTTCTCTAGAGAATTCAAATCTAAACTTAATGATTGATCCTGCGGGGATGGTAAAATCTTGAGTATTAGGGTACTGATTTAGTGGTTGAAATACATAAGGATACCAATCAGCGTATTCGGCTGAAGCAGATTTCTGAGGAAAATCAAGAAAAGAATTTGGTTCTTCTGTAAGATCTAAATCTCCACTATTTACAACTATGTACACCCCTGATGGAGCACTTGATTCTCCTGTCTCTTCCTCCGCCTGTGAGGAACTCAACGTCAATTTTTCTAGTACAGTAACATATAAGCAAGAAGTTGTAGGGCCGCCGCCATCTCGTTTCACAATTAATCTATCCCCCTCGTTTACTTTACGAGCATTTTCTCCTTGCAAGAGTAGCCATACTTTAACTCCTCTCGAAAAAAAGAAATTAGAATATACTGTATTATACCCATCTCTATCAGGCTTAATGACAAATTTATACCTCTTTGCCCATGACGGAGCTATTTGAGTAGTGGGTATCTCTACCCTTATTTTATTCTTAGTCCTGCTACTAGAACACGGAAAGTAGAGAGTGTTTTGCGGGCTGACTAATCCATTGGTAGATCTACTATATTCATCCATGTAAACCAAAGCCAATTCATATCCTCTATTGCTATGAAGACTTTCTGCATTCCCTGCCTTAAGAAACAATCCTGAGGCACTAGTGCAGGTCATGTATTCATAGACGTGCTGAGTTGGAACAGCCGTGTCGTCTACATAATGGTATGCAGGAAACTGAAACATCATTTGTCCTGTGACATAACTAACTACTTTGATAGGTTCAGGATTGACAGCAGTAGATGCCGAGGTTATTCCACTTGTATATATAGAATATGCTCCAAGAGTTGAGAGTGCTATACAGTTGTATTGATCAGTAATAGTTGCGCCATCACATGAAGTTGGATCTGACGCACTAAACAATGGATTTATGTTAGATAGTGTTCCTACTGCATTTGAAAATTCAGTACTATTGTAATAGTCTGCTACAGAATTATAACTACTGCTAAGTATAAATGTAGCTGTAAAATCAATAGGATCAACTGACGGCCAATTCGTCTGAGCAGGGGCTATAGGTGGCCCTGCACCATCAACATTAAAGGAGTGATGTTCAAATGTAAAAGAAAACTCAATCTCTGATCCCGCTATTAGAGCACTTGTTCCGTCATCATTTGTGGCAATACCTTCTAGATTAAAATTAATCAGAGAGTTTGGAATAGCTGTTGGACTTGCGATTGGATTAATTGTATAGTCAGAGGAGCCTATCCCTAGCATATCAATTTCTTGAACCTCAAAATTTGTTTCCTGCCTCGATACTATATATGTGAGTAGGGTGTCATTCCCATTAAGATCTGTCAACGGATAGCCTTCAAGATAGTTTCCGTACATCAATCTATTCCCCATGATAGTCTGCGCCTTTGATAGACGAGGAACATTATCATATAACCTAAGTATCTCTGACTCAGGAAGAACAGTAAATATCTTGCTGTCAATAAAAATAATAAAATTATTACCTGACCCTATATCCTCTCTGTCTAGCTTCTCGATTACTTTTATTGTACTGCTTCCCGCTTCTTTAAATAGAATATCTATACCCTTTACAAGAGGGCCGCCCACCTCAAATTCAACCTGTATTCTATTGTTTTTATTCAGCATACCATCATTTAGATAGCTCTCCGTAGTGAAGTCAAATATCTTTGGAGCAAATGCAGGTTTAGTAAACTGCGATGTAGCAGAATACATATTGTCATCATACCTATATCTATAAGCAAAGCATATGTATCTATCCTCTAAAAAGTTAGACGACACATTAGCATTGGATGACATTGTAACAATAGGAGCTTGTGTTGGAGGCTTCTTAACGACTATAATCTCTTCATCAATAAACTGATCTACAGTTGTAGGAACTGTGTAGGTCTTCGTGATATTTATAAAACGTGGCGCATTATAGTCATCGGTGAAAAATAAGAAGTCATCAACCTTATCAACCCCTGTAATAAGATATGACGGATTGAAGTTCAGAGTAGTATTAGACCCGCCCCCATCATTAATACTTACAACATGATAGGTGATTAGAGCAAGCTCAGTACTGTAAGATACAATTAGATCAAGCTTTCCTGTGGCTGCTGAAGGAGTAAATGACGGATCATGCACAAACCAATATAAGGTCTCGTTAGAGCCATCTTCTAACGCTCCTATACATAGAGCGTCATTGCTTAGAGATGTGCCGTTATAGGACAGCGCAGTGACCTGTAGATTGCCGATAGAGTTCTCTACAACACCGCTCTCGTCTTCTTCAGTTGAATTGACTCCAATATTTAAAGCGTCAATGTATTCGCCATTAGGTATAAGTCGCTTATCAAGCTCCTTATTCATTCGGCCACGAGTAAAATTTCTTTGATCTTTTGCCATACCTATTTAATCCACTTATCTCTACCGCGAAGATTCATAAGGAGTCTCCCTGAGTGTATGTTGCTGATTCTGATTTTAGCGTTTCTTAATAAAGAGTTTTTCCGCTTTTGCACTCTTCGCACTACATACTCTTGCACACCAAGCTTGCTATTCAAAATAGCGTATTCAATATAAGCGTATAGGTATTCCTCAAACATCTTATTTACGCTGACCTTTGAGTCATCACCGCTCTCCATACCATCAGAAACATATTCAAGGATCACAAGGTTGCTGCCTATATCTGAGCTAAAGTTTATTACCCCTGTATTTTTATCAATATTAAAGGTAGGATTAGCATTTGCTGTCTCTGTATTCAATCCAAACCATGCGCCACCTATGGATGGCTCAAAGTACCATGACCCTCCATAGCAGTATCCTTCAGATCCGCTGAATGGACTTCCGCTATTAAGGTAAATACTCCTATTGCCTCCTGTGATATTCTCATACTCAATGTCTGAGAACTCAGGAGATAGAGCGTTTCCCTGCTCATCAAAAAGAATCTTGCCTTGATTGTCTTGTAAGTATGCTGAAGCATAGTTTACCTGTATGTTCTCCGTCAAAGGATATAAGATTCCATTCTTATACACAGATATTCTAACCCAATTTACATAGTCAGATGGCAATACAAATCGGTATTGGTCATTGACATTTAACTCTAATACTTTTATCTCTTTAAAGGCATCATAGTTTAACTCTTGGACTGCCCGCTTTGCGTGGAACAAAACCTTAAACCTTTCTTCATTATTGACTAAGCTATGATTGCCCGCGAACATCAACATGAAGTTATTTACAATGTCGTATAGAGACACATACTGATACGAACCCCAATTCTCATTCTCAGGAGCTGCGCCCCCATTCTCGTAATATTGGTATTGACTGATATATGCCATTATCCTTCTTGTTGATTTTCCTTAGTCTCCTCTCCATTCGCAAACTCATTGACTGCAACCTCTCGTATTGACACCCCTGCATACTGAAGGATCTTCATTGTTAGATTGTTCTCATCATCTAATGGAATCTCAAAGTCTTGATACTGAGCGTCTGATTGATTGAAGATTGGCTCACCATTAGTAAGCTCGATGTATGTCCAATTAGGGTCTCTAGGGTATCTAAAGTATTGAGCTATAACTCTCCCTGCACTAGAAATAGTATTAGGTGATATTTGTAACATTGAGTCTTCAGAACCGTTAACGATTGCTGTTCCTGTAGAACGGCCAACAGTGTAAGCGGGGTAAGTAGGGCTTGGGGCAGTATAGATAGAGTTGTTAAGCATAGTAATCTTGCTATGCGAAACCTTCTCAGCTTCATTCTGCTGCGTCCCTGCTTTTATAATAGTATAAGGCAATAGACCTGCAAATATTACTCCTTGAGATAATTCGATTTCGTTATCATTGACCACCGAAGAAACAAGAACATACATGACCCCTTCAACTACACCGCCTGCTCCTGTAGTCTGAATAGCCACTATGTCCCCTGCTACAATCCCGTCAGTAAGAAAGGTTGCTGAGGCATCTTCTAAAGTCGTAGGAAATGCAAACAGACCATCAGTTGTTCCTGATGTTATAATGTCCTTGTATACTAGAACCTTATTCACTAGGTAGTAGTCACTACCTGTAGTTGTCGCTGATGGCATTTGATAAGACCCTGCTAATGATGGGGCTTGATTATCAAGAAATAATCCTTCAGTCACGGAAAACAAATCCATCGACTCCTCAATACTCTTAGCTAAGTCAGCTATACCTGTGCCTGACTGCCGAGCATTCTCCTTATTTATCTGATAGTTGTACTGAGAAAAATAACTCTCAAATATATCTAGCTGTGCCTGCTTTGCGAATAGGTTAAAGTCAGACGGAGAAAGATACCCGTAGTTATTCTTGTTGAGCACAGACAGAACAGTATTTCTAACTGTGTTTATCATTGCCTTATTTTAAAGCAAAGATACGCAAAAAAAAAGGTGAGGTTTTTATATCCAAGTTTCTTGACAAGTAACTATGCCTAATATAGGGGACGCTAACTCTACAGTTATTATAGAGGAACTAGAAGCTAATGCTTTTCCCCAAGCGTCTATTATAGATTGACTTTGAGTTGTGTCTGCCACCCCCAAAGCAGTGGCATCTTCAACGTCATAACACAGATACTTTGAATGAGTATTATCATCATGGGCGAACACGTTGGTCACGATCCTCACTGTGTCTGTGTCCACACGATATACACGTTGAATATTATTGGTAGGAATGTAATACTTATCCCCACTGTTATCGTAAAACAAAAGAAGACTATTCATGCTGCAAATATAAGGCAAAAAAAGAGGGGCATAAGCCCCTCATAATCTTAACCAAAACAATACGTGTATTACGCATTTAAAATGCTCGTTACCGCTTTAGGTAGAGATAAGTTAGCGTAAGCTTTTTGCCAACTTGTAGCTAATGCTGTTTCAGTAGCATCTAAAATTGCTGTATACACATCAGAATCTACTTGATCTGCCGTAGTAACAGTAGTAGTTGTGCCATCAACATAATCAATAGTAACAGTTGTAGCAGTATCACTTGCAGTAGCTATAGCTTTAATGCCATTAATACTAATTAATTGACCTGTGTTAGGCGCGTTAGTAATTTTAAGAAATTTCACCATGATAAAAAAGTTTATGATTTTAAAAAAAAAATATCCTTGCAAAGATAGAGCAAAAAAAAAGAGGAGCTTTTAGCCCCTCTCTTACCTTGTCTAGGTAGTTATACTTTTATTCCTCAACTAAGGATTCAAGCATCTTCAACGCTTCAATTCCGTCATCGCTTTTCAAAAAGGATGCAGCCGCTTGCGTTGGCTCTAGTCCAAAAGGAACAGTTAGCATTTTCTTTTTATTGTTAGCCGTACTAAACCATACCTCTGTCCCCTGACGACGAGTAGCTAAGTACCCCGCATCAAAGAATCTCTGCACATTAGAGTTATACTTTAGCTCAGGATCTCCAAGCATATCTAAGAATCCTAAAGGATTGTTTTTAGCAGCAACCAATACATCACGCTTCATCTCAGCGGTTGTCATTTTATCAGTGTTACGGCCATACATTACTCTACATATATTCTCCATCTGCTCTATAGATAACTGCCGAGCCTCAATGAGAGCGTCTACCTCTATAGATAAACTCTCCATCTCCTGTTCAGCGTCTTTCTCGTTATCGACTAACACGAAATACTTTCCATAAAGAGGGTGTATCTCTAAAAATTTTTGTAGAACTTGATTCGTTCTATTTACAACTAGGAATCCATCTTCAAAAATAACAGGCTCAACAATAGCATTGCCGTCCTGCTCATCTTCAAAAGGAGATTTTTGATTCCGCGCATATCTAAGCGCACGATTTTCGCCTTGATCTTCATCAAACCACAGGAGTGGAGAACGACGACTGTTTCTTGTTGGCAGCATAAAGGAAAGAGGAGCTGCGGATCTTGTTAATTTATACGTCTTATCGACGTACTTACTTTTTGTTTGATTCATGATTAGATGAGATTTGATTAAAAAAAGGGAGAGCTACTAAGAGGACGTTTCCATGTATGCCTTTCACTCTCCCCTAAACTGTTGTTATTACTTACGAATTGAAAAGAACGAAGTTGTTAGCACCTAGAGTACATACAGCTCTTTCAGATAAGAAGTTAACTCGCATCGTATCGACATCCGATGTTTGTGCTCCACCTGCTGAACCTGTAATCCAAGACTTGTATCGACGATCTTCAGTCTCTGAAGCTCGGTAACGAACGTGTAGGAATGGACGCTTGGCATTCTTTCCAAGAATCTGATCGTACACTGTCGTAGAACCCGCAGGAACAAGAAGACCATTCACAGCACCGCTTCCTGCCACTGTAGACAAGTCACCACGCATAGTTGGATCATTCAAGTATTTCCAATCAGACTTATAGAAGTCATAACCTCTACGGAATCCTGTGAACCCAAGGTTCAACGCCATGTCCTCGTCATTGTCAAATAGACCATATGAAGTACCGCCCGCTCCGTAAGAGTTCTGAGCTGCCAACATATCGTCGATGTCAAATCCAAAGTCACGATTAACGAACAATACATTCTCCTCAATAGCACCTTGCTTGTCAAGTCGAGAAATAACTGTATCGAAATCCGCTAGAGTTGTTGGGTTTCCACCCGCCCATACATTACCTCGACTTCCTACTACATAGAAGATGCCCTCAGACCCGTTAAGGTTAGCCGCACCTGCCGCAGGAGCATCTTGCAAAAAGTCTGCCGCACCCGAAAGGGCTTCCGCAGGAACTGCTTCAATCATTGCAGTCTCCAAGTAATCATCGAAACGAAGACGTGTCTCATGCTCTGACTTCAAGTACCATAGGTATCCTGATGCGCCATTCTCTGTTGTTACTTCAACCCATCCAATCTGAGCCATATCAGAACCACTTACTTCGTAAGTATCCTTTAGGATGATTGGCTTATTTTGAAAGATGAAATCATCAGCCTCTAGAGACTCATCCATTCCCCCAGTTCCCTTATTGAACTCTGATCCATAAATGAAGATAGTAACATCAGAAGCACCTGCGCCTGTAGTAGCACCTGCATTTCCTGTTGCCTCGTAGTAGTTAGCCATAAAAGTTCCTGCTGCATGGTCTACTGCACTAACAATAGCCTTGTTAGATCCTGAGCCATCATTCCAAACAATCATAATAGTTTGGTTGTTACGAATAGCAATTCCACCGCCTGCTGTAGCTGTTGTTCCCGCAGGGACGATGTTATCATTTACAGTAAATAGAGTTGCACTGTCTGCTCCTACTAGTGCTGCCGCACCACCTACTTGTACATATTTAGTATGAAGTCTTCCTTGCTCAGTCCACTTAATGAGGTCAGAGTTAGAAGGCATTTCCGCACCTACCATACGTAGGAACGAAGAAATTGTGCGATTACCATAACGCTCGAATTCCTTCTCATAAGTATCAGGAAGATACTGATTCAAGAAATCGAAGTTATTGATATAGTTTGAGGCTACGGGAATTTGCTGTGCACTAGGTTGCAAATCCATACCTGCTGCTGTTAAAGCCATAATGGTATTATTAATTATCTGTTCTTAGGACTCCGAATTTTAAGGCCACGACCTGAGTCGGGGTTCATAGCCTTTACTTGCATTCCTCCTTTATTAGTAACCTCAGGTGTACTACGCATAGACATTTCAGTGTTCTTCATCTTACGCATAGAGTCATCGGCTTGTACTGATTTGCCTTGCTCATAAAAGAACTTAGCAAACTTTTCAGGATTCATAGCGACAGCTAACGCTTTATGATAGCCCATTGCATCATTAACTAAGCCGTTTTCGTCCACAAACTTTCCTAAGAAATTACTTGCGTTCGATTGCGCCTTCTTTAATTCAACTGAATCGGCAGGAGAAAAAGTGACCTTCTTGTCTCCCTCAACATTGAACTCAAAACCTTTGAACTCATCTCCGAAGACATCATTAGTCTTTTCAAGAAACCATTCCTGCTTTCTCTTCAACTCCTCCTCATAAGTAGTTGACTGTTGTACATATTGATTATAAGCATTAAGCTTCTCTTTGTCATCCTCAGAAATAGAACTCCCACTTGACTCAAGAGGAATCTTATATTTTTCTTTCTCAGACTCAAAGAAGTCTCTTGCCTTAGCAATAGCTTTTTTCTTAGACAACTTAGCTTTCTTAATAACAGACTCATCGTCAAGATCCTCATCATAATCATACCCCTCCATTAGAGTATCAATATCATCTGAATCTAAACCTTTCTCTGTTGAAACTAAGTATTCTCTAAGTATATTGTCAGGAGACATCTCATCAAAATCCTTATTGATCTTCATGAAATCATTAATCCCTCGACCTGTTTCTTTCTTGTATTTAAGATATGCAGCTACATCTTCAGGCAATTCCTCTGCATTTTCACGCTGAGTAAATAACTCATCAACAGAATCAATCTGCTTATCATAACGATTCTTAATATATGAAAGGACATCTTCTTCACTTAACTTCCGATCATCCTCCTTCTCTTCAGTGACCTCAGGACTTTCATCCACCGCCTCTGTATTAGACTCACTTACTTCACTAAATTTCTCATCGTGCTTTTCAAGAAGATCTCTTTCAATTTCTTGTTTGGATTTTTGCTCTGTACCCGTTACTTCCCGTACTTTAATTTCCATGAATTAGATTTTTACAAAAGTATTAAATATTAATTAGACTTATCTTGGAGAGAATTCAGCTAGATCAAAACCATCTAGGCTGTCCTCATTAGATTCAAAGTTTAGTGGCGGAAGATTATTCTTTCTCTGATTGATTAACTTACTCTGCTCAGTATTCTGTTGGCTAATGCGACTTGCTTTAGCTCCTTCTCTCTCAGTCTCTCTTGCTTGAAGAGCATTTTCTGATAACCCATTTAGCTCTAGATTATATTGGAACTCACGCTCCATTAATCTTTCCTTAAGAGTTGCCTCCATTTCACTTCTTTCGATAGAGAATGCAGTCTCGGCTTCTTTAATCTGAATCTTGGACTGAGTCTCCATCTGTATGGTTTGCGCTGCTATCTGCGCTGCCATCTGCTGAGACTGTTGTTGCATCTGAGCCTGAGCTTGCTGCTGCTGCTGTTGCATCTTCTCCTCTCTCTCTTGCTTTGCTTTACGCTTCAGCTTAAGAAGTTGATTAGCAAGCTTGATGTTCTTAAGCTCTCGTATGTCGATGGCATCTTCAAGATTAATGTCACCTTTAGAAAGAGCCATCTGAATATTCTGTTCAAGTTGAGCCTTCTGCTCTTCATCAGGAGCTACTTCAATAAATATTCCAAAGTCATATATGTATAGATCCTTAATATCATCAAGGATAGATACGTTATACTTTCCAATCTGATTGATAAACTGATCAGTAAAGTCTGAGTACTCTAGGATGTCTGCTACCCTATATGATAAGCCTTCAGCAATAGTCCTATACATATATAGACTAGCATCTAGAATGTGTCGTGTTGCCGTGTTAGAACTCATCGCAGCTAACTTCTGAACGCCTACTAATGAGTTAGGGTCAGGTGTGCTTCCATCTCTTGCCTCATTAAGGCCCGTCACATCTCTAATCATTCCGAGATAGTGATTGTAATTAGCAATAAGCATCTGCGTTTTAGACGCTCCTGAATTAGATGTTAACTCTTGAATAGGAACCCTTGCATTGTTAAACTCTCCATCCTGAGTATAGCTTCTGCCAATGACTGATCCTGTTTGAAAATACATTCTTAGCGCATCCTCAGGATTATATGCGTTCCCTGTCCCTAAGTCAACTTCATTCAAGCCATCTGCATCTATGAATACTCCATCAGGAACAACACGAGCTATTACTTGCTGAAGCTTTAAATGCGTGATCTGAATTAAATCTGCAAATGGTATCATTCTACCCGTAAGGGATTCAATAACCCCCTTATACATTCGAGGAGCACAAGCAACATAGTTAGGTATAGCGTGTTGGCTTGCCGACTTTGGTCGAACCATGTTCTTAGCCATCTCCCACTTAAGGACATAGTTAGTACCCATGACCATTACACCGTCATACCAAACATCAATAGTCTTACTTATTTTTTCAAAATTACCTTCTTCCATCATCTCTGATGGAGGATTAAAGCCGTCATCCTTTTGGATCATCTTTATATCCCCGTTCTCCTTTATCTTTTTCTTATATACAATGTCATTAGTAGACTTGTAATTAAAGTAAAGTAAAGTAACGGTGTCTCTATAGAATATGTCGTTTTGTTGGAACTGAGCGACATTGAAGTAGTCATACCAACTCTGCCCCCTTAAAGAAATTTCTTGAAGATCTTCATTAGTCAGGCTAGGGTCAATCTTCCTAAGCTCATTTATGTTTACAGTCTTTACCTCTCCCCAATAAAAGCAATCTTTAAAGTAGGGGTCTTCAGTGTAACTGTATATAACATTAGCAGGATCAACATAAGCTACCTCAACTCCACTCCCCATTAAGAACTCGTGCTTTCCAACAGATATGCCACATACCGTTTGGTCATAATCAAATCTCTTACGAAGGTCTATATAGTGATTATCCTCTAGAAGAGTATTGATTGCCTGCTCTTCTGCTATCTCAATAGCAGGTTTGTAATTAAGCTGCATATACAAAGCTAACTCCTCATCACTTTCAGGAAGAGAATCAGCATCCATAATAAAAGGATTTGCCCCTGTAGCTTCTTGTATCTTAGACAATACAGGCTTGGCTACCATCTGTCCTTCTACAAGGTCTTGGTATTTACTTCTCTTGGATTGTGATAAAGCGTCTTGGGCAAATGCTTTGACTGAAAAAATCCTATCAGACATCCCATTCACAACAATGTCCACAAACTTAGGTAGTATAGGAACGGGAGTCCAATCTAGATTTAGATAGGATAAGTCTCCATCAATGGCTAGTTCTTGCTTGTATTTCGCAATAGACTGCTCCCCTCGCGCATACAGGCGTAGCCTATGAAAATGTCTCCATTGATTATAAAATCTACACTGACTTCCGTCTTTCTTGAACCACTCATACTGAATAGCCTGACCCACCTGCAAACCAAACTCTGTAGTATTCTTTTCAGAGTCGGATACAAGTTGGCTTGGAAATCCCGCAGATGATATGTTTACCTTAACATCTTTCATCTAATAATTTCGCTTGTACTTCCTGTATTTTTATACCTAGCAAAGGTAATACTTATTTTACTACTCTTTTTTTCAGGCTGATAGAGATGCTTCTGACAAGCCATTATCGCTAATCCTGAGCTAATCGTTGCATCAAACTTAGTTCTGTTGTTAATATCAAACTTAGCCCAATCCTCTAAAGTCCTTGTAAACATCATTGACCCCATCTCATCGGAGTCCCTAAAAGAACCATCCATGTCTATTCCTACGTGCTTTTCTATATAGGACTCAATAGCTGAAGCGTGAGCCTGCTTAATGTCTTCCGAAGAGTTAGGAATTCCACCAAGCTCTCTCTCTGTCTTGGATAGTTTGTTGTATGTTTTATCAGGTCGATTCGTGCAAAACCCTCTGTACCCTCTATTCTTAAAGTGATACAAGAGTCTAGGCTTATTGTTCTCTATAAGGATAGGCATCCCATAAAATACACAAGCCATGAGAACCTCTTCAAAAAATATCTCTGCCGTCTGAGGTCTAGCTATATACTCTAGAAAAAATTCATTACTTGGAGCGTCATCCATATGGAACTTAGTTAACCCATGCAATGACCCATTAGACCCGCCTCCACCTACCACTCCTGAGATGTCATATGAGTCACAGCCAAACGATCCTATATGATCATTGGCAGGAAACTTAGTCCCATTCTTTTTGATTACCCTATTCTGTAGTGCGCCTGAGGGAGTCCACCCCACAAGGAATCTACCTCCTTTATCAGGAGAGAATATAACTCTAGTATCCTTAATGCCGTCTTTCCACCTGAAGCTTCCTCTAGTGAGATGGTGATCAGTAATAAGAGTGTCATTGTAATCTATCTGCTGATAAATACGGGTCAGGCTAAATAGAGATTGCTTGCTCTCATCTCTAAATGCGTGTGATGTCGTTCGAGGGAACTGACGGTAGAACTCATTAAGCGCATCTGCATCACTCTTTAATGACTCAACCTCAGCTTCCCAATAATCAATAGCTCCTCCGTGTATTAATTCATTATCAATACCTAGTAGTGGGGATGAGGGAGAACGTAGAACAGGCATCCCATACCTGTCAATAAACCCCTCCATGTTCCACTCCATGCAGATGAATAAAGAGTATAGCCCGCTCTTAGTCTGTCCGTTCTTATTTCTTTTAGTTACATCAGAGTCTTCGTATAAACTTTTAAAGTTGCCGCCTCCCTTACTGAGCGCATTAGATGTAGATCCCATCATGCACTTACCTACAATTTTACTACCCAATCTTAAGCAGGTCTTGGTTACTCGCCAATTGTTTAATATGTTGTTGGGCTTAATCCACTTACCGCTCTCATCATGGACTAGCAGTAAAAGCTTCTCACCATCATAAGAGTTGTCATCTGTATTCTTCCAATCAATAGTGGTGTCAAGACCTTCAATCTCATTGTCCTCCACATTGAACATATTCTTCTTAGTAATCTTAGACGCAGGGATTCTATAGGCCAACTCTGTCTTCGGCTTGTCCATACCGTCCATTATAGGCTTTAAGAAAAACGGTAGCCTACTGTTGATTGGAACTATCTTGTCAGTGAACATTTTCTTAGCATCCGTACCTGTCTTAGATAGAACTCCAATACGAGAGTCACGAGCAAGGGTAGCCACATTTACGCATTCTGATGAGGACATAAATGAAAATCCTGATCGACGTATCTTAACATATGACATTCCAAAGGATCTCTCATCAGCCTTACACCCTTCCCAAAAAAGATAGAGAACTCTATTGGCCTCTCTAAAATCAGGGTAACCTACATCAATATTCGTCCACTGTAGATACATATATTGAGATCCTGTTATATAGGTTGGCACACCATTGTTTAAGTACCAATGCCCATATTCACGGCGGTCGAACTCCTTCTCAATGTAATCTACATATCTACTCTTAAACTCTGTAGGCTTTTCATTCCACTGAAATATGGACTGAATCTTCTTAAGGTCATTGGGAAGCTCCGTTCTCTCCCAATACTGTTCTGATTTTTTTGCGTGTCGTTGAGCGCACTCCTTTGGCTTCTTAGGCAGTGCTATCCTGAGGTTCTGTATCTCATACACCTCTCCTACTGTGCCGTCCTTTGAGATGACAATTACATCGTACTTAGAATTATACCCATACTTCCAAGTCTTTGCTCTATTCTTAGCAGCAAGAACCTGATTAGGTATATACCCTTCAATCACCCGATAAAGAACATTATTTTTTTGATCGTCGCTCTGCAAATCCTTGCTTTGTGTCTACACTTTCATTGGGGGCTTTATCAGAAGCCTCAATTTCTTCCTTCTCCATTTCAATTCTTTTCAGAATCTCAAACGCATCAAAGATGGCTAACTTTTTTGTGGCAGCAGCATTCTTCAATCTATCAGCAGAGATGTCATCTTCAGGGTCATGCTTAATTATCTCCTCCTTCGCCACCTTTATCAGTTGCTGAACCGCTATCTCCCCTGCTTCGATTATTTTTAGCTTTATTGCTTTTGAATTCATTCTTTATTCTTTGCTTTTTTCTTATAGGATAGTCTTCATTCCACTCATCCTCAAAAAATATAAAATCTTTACTCATGGCCTGATGTATTCAAAAAACTCTATACTGTCCTGACGAACAACATCTATCGTGAAGCTGTATAGACTGTACCCTACATAGTTGCCACCATTAATCTCATCGTAAGGCGTTCGATGTATCCACCCAAAGGAAATGTCGGGGTCATCACAGGTATAGTCTAGCCATGTATTGCCCTCTCCAAAGTTGGAGAATATATCGTAGCAGCTAAAGTCAGGGCTTACATCTATCTCAGTATCATAAGCTGACAACAGTTGTATGAGGTCGCTAGTATTAACATCTTGGTCACCATTCGCATCCCAATAGTTAGGGCCGACTGAACCATACACTGAAAGGAAATTTAAAAATAATGAAGTGTTCTCAATGTAGTAGGTCTTATCTCCTTGGTCTACCTTCCTAGATATACAGAAGTAATCTCCCTGAGTAGACAACGAGTCCTCAAGAGAACGCCACTGTATCTCCTCATAATCAGACAAGTCAAGTATGTCAAGCATCTCTAGCTCCCGTATGCCACAGGTGTCTAATACTCTAAATGCTTCAGCAATTGTATTCTCATACTCAATCTCTTTCTCAAATGACTTCTTGCTACAGCTAAAGATAGATATAGAACAAACAACAACTATTGTCAGCCAACAAAAAAAACATCGAGACATCATAATCTGTGCGTATTATAAAACATTACAAAAACTTTCCTTCCTTGTTTCCATGCTACATTAGGATACTTACTATGAAAGTAACTAGACGGATAACACACAAGCCTGTTCTCCCCATACCCTATGACAGTATTTAAACGCCACTTGTCAATGTCTTCAGCGTCACCTATTATCATTCTATCGTATTCCTCATCCGTTGTATCAGGAGGAAGCTCACGACCATAAGTCTCGTGCTCCCATAGAGCTGTTCCATGAAGCTCTTCACTTTCTCTAGGAGATAAATATAACACTATAGCTCTATCAGGCTTCTGACCATTGATGTTTAAGTCTGAGTGTATTCTCCATGTATTATCTATAGAGTCAGTAGCGATCCTGAAAAAACTCAAGATAGGTTCAATCTTTTTTCCCTCAATACGCGATAGCTTCAATGATATATAGTCTTCCAACTCTTTACTAGAATCCTGAACATGAAAATCTTTATCCCCTACCGTAACTTTCTCAAACTCATTATTGTTTAGATGTTCTTGTAGTGGGATTAATAATGACTCAGGAAGGAAATCATCAAGAACATATATCATTTCGTGATCTTTATAACCTTAGCTATATTGTATCCCCACCCTATAGGAACAATGAGCGCACATGACGCTCCCACAAAGAACCCCAATACAGATAGAGCAGCCTTTGAACCTCTAAGAACTTTATGTGGCTGTGAGTAGTATGCTTGATAGCAATGACCTGCTCCGTCGAATGGATGGAAGGAATAGTCTACGACTCTTCGTAGAACTTTAAAGTACTTCCCTCCCCACTTATCAATGTTCTCAGGCTCACTAAGCCAATGAAGTCTTGCGCTTATAGTAGTGTCAGGGTCTCCATCACATAAGGCATTGCCTAGTTGGTCAATGGATATAAGAATTCTCTTTAGGTAGTTAGGCTTTTTCATAGTTTTAAAGTTATTTGGTGATCATACATCCTGTACATCTTCTCATTATCTACATCAAACTCATACTCACTATCAGGACAAAAGGATACTCTTGTCCCGTCCTCAACTCCTTGATCTAGAAGATACTTATTAGGATACCTCATCACTCCTGCTAATGGCTCTTCACTAAGCGGCTTGTAAATAAAAGAATCCTCCGCCCCTACAGGGGAAACAAAACAATATCTATCATGGGCATTCCATGATTTCCCATCATGCCACATAAAGAACTGATCGTTATCTATAAAGAATAGGTCATCCTTGAAGAAACTCTTGCCACTTTTCCTTCGGCCCTTGATGTCATTATAAAACTTAAAGACATTATGGTGAACAAGTAGAGTGTCCCCAATTTTTATAGGGCCATCATAGTTTAATGGTAGCTCTACTACCTTAGCTTTTCTATTGGAGGATTTATAATCTTCCTCAGATGTGCTTGTGATAACATCAACTCCATCCCAATCAATAGTGTTGTTGTAACGCCTTCCGCCCTCAGGCTTGGCTATAAAGAAAAATGGTGATTTCATTATGATCCGCAGCCAATGCAATCAATATGTGAGTCGGTTGGCTTAACTCCGTTTAATTTCATTTCAATATTGTGAATCTCACTTGCAATACTAATCTTTTCTGAAAAATCTATTGCACTATCTTTTCTCTTATTGAGTTGTTCAACAAGGTCTCGCATCTCTTCGTTGCTCATACTAAAAGTTTATGTTGTACTCAATAGATATTGGCATCGTTGAGGTGAAGGACTTCCATAGGATTACCTCTGCGTCCCGCTCAATCCAAATCTTAACCTCACCATCCTCTAGGCGAATGAGATGTATGTGGTAGTCGCCGTTCAGAACAGCCTGACCCACAAGGTAGTGCATTGCTCCTGACTTGTAGTCAGGCCCGATAGAGACTTTACGAATATCCATCTACTGTATTCCCCCTCCTACTAAAGCCCAACCGTAACTAGCATTAATATATTCAAATATAACACAGAAACTATCTTTACTAAGGACAAGGTCAGTTGTTTGAGTGTTCCACCTAGTTCCTTGAGTGTTAAAGTCTATAGTTATATTAAATGCCGCAGCATTATTGCTTATGTCTTGAACGCCGAACTTCATTCCTGCCACAGGAGTAGTCGGAGGAGAGATTGTATATGTAGATGCAGTAATTCGACATCCCACCATATCTCCATCGACTGCCGTATAAGCAGTACTTTTTATTACATGAGTTAAAGAGCTTCCTCCACCTGCTGCTCCCCATTCAACACCCGTCACTGTGCTTTTGAGAACTTCTCCTGCTCCTCCTGTGCTGCCGTCCGCTGTGATTGTACCGCCGTCTATTATTAGATTGTCAGTCTGAACAGTGGTTAAGTTAACTTGACTAACCCACGCAACACCTGTCGCTGTGCTCTGCATTAACTGATGTAATGTTCCTGTAGTTCCCCCTGCTGTTATCGTCCCACCACTTATCACTAAGCTGTCAGTGTTAGTGGTTACGAATGTAGAATTAGCAACATTAGTTATATCATTTCCGCCTCCATTATCTCCTGCATTAAGCACTTGGGTAAGAGTAGGGTATGTTATACTAACGCCAAGCCACTGAGGAGAAACTCCCGCTCCTTGACTTGTGAGTACTTGGCCCGCTGTTCCTACTCCACCGCCTGCGGTTATGGTAGAACCAAAAGTAACATTACTTAAAAAGGTAGACCCGCCAAATCCTATTGATAATCCCCAAGCTGTAAGCTCTCCTGAGCCACTTAAAATTAAGTCAGTATTAAGAGCACTATTGCCTACGTCTAATACTTCTTGTAGGTCAGGATTTAAAGTGTCATGGTCTATCCACTGAGCAGGACTTGCGCCCTGACTTGATAGAATTTGACCTGCTAGACCTGTGCCTCCATTTGCGGATAGTGTTCCCGTAATAGTCGCATTCAAAGCCGTAAGAGAACCTGTTCCTGTAAGAACTATGCTAAGGTCATTAGCCGTATTATTTGCGGTAAGAACCTGCGTTAGTGTTACTAAGCCTTCTGTCCCCGCTAACGCTGCAATAGAGCCTACGGTAAAGTTTTTAGTTGCATCAGTAGGTGTCCCTGCTGTGTCTGTTCCAATAACCTTATCCTCTGCGACGGGAGAGGCCGTGATACCGTATGTACTTATTCTAGCCATAGCTATTCTTGTTGTTCTTCTTTTCTAGTTATTGCTCCCGTTTGAACATTTAAGATTGCGTCCTTGCCATACTTCTCCATAAGCTCTAGCTCATACTTGTTGTACTCTCCCTTTAGAGAGTCAACCTGAC